GCGTGAGCTCGAGGTAGATCAGCTCGCCCGGGATGTCCGGGTGCCCCCGGTAGGCGTAGAGCCGCGCCGGATCGCGCGCGGGGATCTCCTCGAGCACTGCGCCGTTGAATCTGAAGATTCGCTCGCCAGCCATTACGTGTTCGCCACTCCGTAGACGCGGACGTTACCGCTGGCAATGTTCCCGGCATTGAAGACCAGACGCAGCGCGTTGATCGCCGCGGCTGAGCGGCGCGAGCCGCCGCCGAAATTCGCCCACATCACAGTGCTTCCATCCAATCCCTCGACTTGCCAGCTAATGATCGGGAACATGGATGCGGAACCGAGAAACCGGACATGGATCTGCCCGGCAACTCCTTCATTGGTCGCATTCCCGACGCCAACTCCGAGAGCGAGAGCAGTGAACCCAATACTGCTGTTTACAGCCACCGGCGTGCTTGTGCCGGAGACGTGGGCGCCGCTATAGGAGTAGTCGCTCGCTCCATTATCAAAGCTCGCGCCGTTGCTGGTGTCCGTCCGCACGAGCAACGTGTCACCATCACTCACCGGGCGCAGCCAGAAATGAATCTCGTAGCGATCGTAAGTCGCAGAGATGACCGAGGTGATGTCAACGCTGCTCGCGCTGCTCGGGTTGTACGTGGCCAGCAGCGAGAACGCGCTCGGCGGCAGGCCCACTCCAGTTGCGAGCGTGTTTCGCGTAGTCCACGTCGGCGACGTCGCCGTTCCCGTGTTCTCCTGTAGCAGCATGCTCGTGCCGCTGCCGGTCCAGCGCCACGTGAGGTTCGTCGCGCCGTCCACGGCCCAGCCGCCAGCGCTCGCCGCGACGCCCGTGCCTTTCGGCGTGAGCCTCACGTTGATGTTCGAGTCGGTGCCGTGCGCCGCGAGCTCCGGTGCGACCGTCGTCGCGCTCGTGCGCAGCGTGAGGCCGTTCACCGGCGAAGCCGCGTCGCCGTCGAAGATCACGGCGTCCATGCCCTGCAGCCGGAGCGCGATCACGTCGTCGCTCGTCTCACGCAGCGAGCTGTCCGCGTCCGCGTCCAGCACGAGCGGCGCGCCGTCGATGTCCACTCCCGTGCCGGTCGGGTCGGCGTCGAGCAGGATCGCGCCCGTGCCCTTCGGCTTGATCGTGACGCCGACGTTTGTGTCGCTGCCCTTCGCCTTCACCTGCACCGGCGAGCCCGTGGCCGACGCCACCACGCTGAGCCCGTTCACTGGCGATGCAACCGTTCCGTCCAGGTCGACGAGGTCCTGGCCCGCGAGGCGGAAGTCGACCTTGTTCGTCGTAGTGGCCGCGAGCGAGGTGTTCCCCGCGGCGTCGATCACGAGCCGCTGGCCGTCGAGGTCGAACGTGTCCGTGCGCGGATTTCCGAGGTCGTCCTGGTTGTCGAAGATGCGGTCAAAGCTGGCGTTCAGATCCGCCGCAGTGAGCACCTCGCCATCCGCGAACGTCTTGTACTTCGTGGCTGCCATCTCAGAATTCCGTCTCGTAGTTCACGTAGTCGGGGTTCGTGTTCGTCTCGATCACGACGTGAATCGAGTTGATCTCGACGTCCTCGTTCTCTTCTCCCGCGTCGAGCTCGTACGACACCTCGCGGAACTGGCCGGCGTCGTGCACCTCGCCCCAGAACGTGAAGTAGTCGCCGCCGCCCAGCGTCGAGGTGCCGAGCACGAACGGCAGCGGCGAGCCGATGCCGAGCGTGCTGCCGACGATGGCCTCAACCTCGATCGTGGCCCCGACGTTCGGGCCGCCGCGGATCGAGAAGTCCACCGTCGCAGCGCCGTGGCTTTGGATGCCGAGGCCGAAGTGGCTGATCGTCTTCTTGCGGTTCTGCGTCCCGTAGTGAAAGAAGGGCGTCTTGATTCGGTAGTCGTACGAGTCGCCGTCGATCATGCGGTCGGCCTGCTGCGTCTTGCGCAGGAAGCCGTCGTGGCCGCCGAGGTACAGGATCTGCCTGTCGCTATCGCTCGGGTCGCTCATGCGCGCGACGCTGTACGCCGTGAAGGCCGGCCAGGTCGTGAAGCGCATGCGGCCGTAGCCGAAGTCAGCCGTCGAGAAGCGGTAGTCCATGCAGAGCACGAAGTCGGGGCGAGACGCGCTCTCCACGGGCAGCGTGAACAGCACGTAGCCGCGCGTCGGGTCCACGCGCGCCCAGGCGCGCTTGAGGCCAGCCACTTTCACGTTGCTGCGAATCCACGTGGTGATGCCGCGGCTGAGCGCCGCCTCCTCGAAGTCGCCGAACTTGTCGGTCGCCGCGAGCGAGCGGATCGAGCCGTCCAGCGCCACGAACGCAACGTCGTTACCGAACGACGTGATCGTGTTCGGCCCGGCGCCGCCGAGCTCGCTCGAGAAAAGCCGCCGCGCGAAGTCGCTCGGCGTGCTCCCCGTGATGACGTGGATCGCGCCGAAGTTCGGGCCCTTGAAGACGAACAGCACGCCGCGATGAGCGAATATGCCCGTGATGCGGTCCCCGTCGTCAGGCTCGACGTCGATATGCCCCGCGTCCGAGCTGCTCCAGTCCTCGGGGTTGAGCTGCGCCGAGTAGTAGAGTCGCGAGGGGTGCGTGTGGTCCCCGGCTGCCCAGAGGCGATTCACGTGCGCGCAGGAGAACGAGAAATTCGGCGGGCTCCCGCCCAGCAGCGAGACCGTCGTCTGGTCCCACTTGCGCGGCACGTCGACGGTCGAATCGCTCGCGATGATGAGGACGTCGGTGAACACCGTGTAGTTCGGCACGGTGTCGTTCTCGAGGCCGGTGATGAGGTCGGTGAAGTTCCCGTCGTTGCCGTCCGAGAGCACCTTCGTGCCGGCGTGCACGACGCGGCGGCGCGTGGGCGAGCCGCTCGTGCCCGAGCGCACGTACTCGAACATGCCGCGAATCTCTTCGCCGGACTCGAGCTCCGTCTCGTTGTACTTCGAGGTGCCGCCGACCTTGCGCAGCGACCCGTTGAGCTCGAAGAAGCAATTTTCCGCGCGCGTGAGAAACGGAATCTGAAAGAGCCCGTCCCGCATCGCGAGGTACGCGATCGAGCCGAAGTCCGACGCGAAGCCGCCCGCGAAGACGTGGCACAGCGGCTGATCGGGGGCCGGCATCAGAAGTCCCCCTCCATCCGATCGAACTCGCCGTTCATGTCGTAGCGGCGGCCGCGACCGCTCCAGGGCCGCTTCGCGCGGCTGCGGTAGATCGACGCGCGCGGCGCGATGCTCGGCCGCTGCTGCCCGATCTCGAGGTCGCCGAGGAGCCGCAGCTTGAGCTGCTCGTACTCGGCCTTCACCTCCTGCGAGCGCGGGTCGTCCTTCCTATCGCGGTACCAGTTGTAGAGCGCGTGGAAGACGATCAGGTGCCGCCAGCGCAGCGGCAGGATCGGCTCGTCGGTGTCTGCCGAGAAGCTCACCGCCGGCACGCCCGCCGAGCTCACCACGACCTGCGTCGTGATGTAGTCGTAGTGCACGAGCTGCACGTCCGAGGGCGGCGGTGCGAACTGCACCTTGCGCACCGGCGTCGTGTTCCCCGACGGCGGCAGGTCCAGCAGCGTCGCGTGCCAGATGCGCGAGGACGGCACCCGGTTGCGCGGGTACAGGCGCCGGAAGTCCTGGCGGCCGAGCAGCCGGATCTCGCGCCCCGTGTCGAAGGCGCGCAGATCCACCGGCCGCGAGAAGTCCGCCGCGACCGCGTACTCGTCCTCGAAGTAGGCGTAGGACAGGCCCGCCTCGGTGTCGCCGATGTAGGCCGGGGTCACGACGGCCGCCGTGTCGGAGCCCACGGAAACGACCGTGTAGACCTCCTGCTGGCCCGACACGGTGATCTTCCCGCCGGCCCGCATGTTCGGGACCCCGTCGGCGTTGTTCGTGTTCCAGGCCGTCCCAGAGCCCGTGAGGGCCGTGCTGCCGCGGGTCGCCGTGAGCGTGCCGGTCGTATAGCGCGCGTGCGTGGTGATCGTCGCGCGCCGCTCCGCCCAGGGCATCTTTTCGGCGCCCTGCAGGTAGATGTCCTGGTTGGCGATGTCGATGTAGCGCTTCGCGACGTTCGTCGTGGCCGTGAGCCCCGACTGCTCGCGCACGCGGGCGATGAGGTCGGCGTAGAGGTCGCCGAACGTCGTGACCTGGGTTGTCGTGCTCACGGGCTACGCTCCGAAGGCGTTGACCGCTCGCGAGAGCCCCTGCAGGCGCAGCGCGCCGTCCGACTGGCTGTTCGCCCACTTGATCTTCGCGAGCGCCCGAGGATTCGTTCCCGAGAGCACCACGTACGCGCCGCGGTGCACCCGGATCGGCTCGTCCGCCATCTGCACGAGCTCGCTCGCCACCGTGTTCTTGAGCTCCTGCACGACAGCGCTCGCATCGCTCGTGTACGCCCGGTCCGTGTCGAAGACCTGCAGCACGTTGTCCGTCGCGGCGCCCGAGAGAAGGTCGATCTTCTCGATCTCTCCCGAGCCGACGAACAGGTGCCCCGAGGCCGTGAGCAGCATCTGCTGCGGGAAGCGCTCCGCCGGCGGGAAGATGCGCGCGTCGTCCGCGACGATGTCGTCGAAGAGCAGCGTGCCGCGCGTCGTGCCCGCGTCCTGCGAGAGCACGCCGACCACGCCCGAGGTGATCGCGCCCTGGTCGAGCCCGGTGACCTGCGTGAGCGCGCCGCCGTCCAGCCAGGCGTCGATGGTGCCATCGTTGCCGGCGCCGCTGTCGACCACGAAGCGCAGCTCGAGGCAGTGCCAGACGCCCAGCGTGAGCGGCGCGAAGCTCGTGGCGCTCGCCTCGCCGATGCCGAGGCGGTAGCCGTTCGCGGTCGTGTAGTTGATGTACGCGCCGCCCTCGACGGTCGACGCGCCGCTCCAGAGCTGCACGATCGCGAACTCGTCGGTGTTCGCCATGACCGTATCGGTCGAGAGCCGGAACATGAGCCGCAGGAAGATCGAGCCCGAGGCCGCGAGGTCCCAGGCTCCCGTCTCCTGCACGTAGGCGTCGGCCGGCGTCCCGTCGTTCGCGAGGTTCACCCGCATGCAGTACGCCCCGCGCCACGGCATACCGACGTACGCCGGGAAGCGCGCGAGCTCGCTGTAGTGCGGGAAGTCGAGCCGCGATTCGGTGTCGGTCTCCGCGTCGAAGTGACCGCGGGTGCCGTCTTCGAATCCAGCCTCGCTGAGAAACGGGAAGGCCATCGGACCCCCTTACGCGCTCGCCTGCGGCCGAGCCTGAGCGCGACCGCGCGCCAGCGCGCCGAGCGCGCGCGCCGTCTCCGGCCGAGCCGCTGCCTCCGCCGCGTCCTCGAGCAGCATCTCCTTCGCCGACGGCGGGACGGGCTCATCGAGCGGCGTCCCCTCCTCCGGGTCCGGCTTCTTGAAGATCGCGTCGTAGTTGTCCTGGTACTGCTGGCTCGGGAAGCTGAACGTGCGCGCGACCGGAATCTGCGCGTTGTCCATGTTCAGGTGATTCGTGCGCGGCCGCAGACGCTCGACGCTCGTGAGCGCCTCGGCCTGGTCGGCCGGGATGCCCTTGTGCAGCGCCATGTTCAGGTCACGCCACAGCGCGATCCGCTTCTTGTTCTTGCGCTCCCACCAGACGTTCTGGTCGACCGCGCCCGGCGGGTTGCGCCGCATCTCCTCGGCCGAGAGCATCCCCTCGCGGATCTGCCCCTCGAGCTCCTTCACCCGCTTCGAAGCCTTGTCGCGCTCCTCGGCGTTGAAGTCGGGGACGCCGTGCTCGCGGTCCATATGGTCGAGCCGCTTGATCGCGTCGCGCACCACGGCCTTGTCCTCGATATGAGGAGAGGCCAGCGCCTTGTGCAGCTTGCGCTTGTTCTCGGCGACCTCGTTCGCCTCCCAGGGCCGATAGAGCCGCCGTCGCTTGTGCGTCTTGTCGTCTCGCATATCAGGCGTCCGCGCTCGTCGTGCCGTTCCACGCGAAGCCCTGCTCGTTGTTCGCGTTCGCGATGAGCAGCGGGGCGTAGAATTGCGCGGCGGCGCCCACGAGGGCCTCCGTGATATTGGCGGCGTCGTCGGCCAGGCGGACGTACAGGCCGGGGCCGATATTCCCGGTCGTCGCCGCTGCCAGCGTCACCGCGACGTCGTTCGAGTTGCGGTTGCGGATGTAGTTCGGTCGCGGCCCGCCGCCGACCGTGAGGTTTGTCGCGGCAGTGGTGACGTTCTCGATCGCCGCCACCGCGAAGTTCCCATCGATCCAGAAGTTCTCGATGGTGATGCCCGCGCCGCCCACGATCGTGATCGCCGTGTCGGCGCCGGCCGCCGCGTCGCCGCGGTGCGTCCAGCCGCTGATGCGCAGCCGGTCCGCCGCCGCAGTGGTCGAGATGAAGTCGACGCACTGCGTCGCGCTCGTGTCGCGCGTCTCGATGTCGATCAGCTGGACGTCGGCAGCCGAGATCGCGATCGCGGTCACGACCGCGTCGAGCGTGGTCACGAACACGAGGTTGCGCACGAGCACGCTCGCCGCGCTGATCGTGACCGTGGCCGAGGTCGCCGTGCCGATATTGACCGTCGGCCGGCTCGCGCCCCAGCCCAGGCCGATCACGCTGATCCCGGCCACGTCGAGCGCGAGGCCCGCCGCCGCCGAGACCGTCTCCACGTGCCCCGGCAGGACCACGATCACGTCGCCCTTGTTCGCCGTGGTGCGCCCCACCGCGTAGTCGATCGTCGCGAAGGGGTTGTCCGGCCGCGTGCCGTGACTCACGTCGTCGCGCGCGTTCGCGGTCGTCGAGCCGACGAAGAAGACCTTGCCCGTGGTCGGGAAGATGGGCAGCCAGCCGTTGAGAACGGCGCCGCCCGTGAGGCTCAGCGAAGTGGTCATCCCCTCTCCCACATGCGCGTCTTCACGCGCTCCACGCCGCGCAGGCGCTTGTTCGAGTTGCCCAGCTTGTCCGGGGCCGTCCACGCCGCCGTCTTCTCCGGCGCGCGCTCCATGCCCTTGCCCTTCGCCGGAAAGTCAGCCCCTGATCGTGGCGCCGCCTTCTGGTACTGACGTCGGAAGGGGTGAGAAGTGGTAGGCGTCGCCACGATCAGGAGACCTCTTGATGCACGACACGAAGTCGCGGCCGCACCGGCGGCAGGTACTCGGCGCCGTCGCGCTTGCGATTCAGCGCGCGCGCCTCCGCCCAGATCGCCTCACGACGGGCGATCACCTCAGGCGGTATCTTCTTGCCGTTCCATGCCTGCGACCGCGAGAGCTCGATCGCGAGCTCGGCTTGTCGCCGCTTCAGAATCAAGTACGGGCGGATCCGCTCGAGAAACTCGACAACCACGCGCTCGGGCAGTCGCAGGAAGTGAACAGGGCGGCGCCCATGCTTGTACACGCGCCCGTCCCCGATCACGTCGACGACCCAGTCGAGCAGCGCGCGCGGCACCTGGCCGATCTGCACGACGGGCCGGTAGTACGCGCGCCCCTCGTACCGCTTGTCGTAGCGGCGCGCGATGCCGATGTTCCCGTCGCAGTCCCAGATCCCGGCGAGCTGCGCAGCGTGGATGTCGCCCAGGAGCTTCACGACACTTCCGCTCCCATCACCCAGCGCCAGTTGGTCCAGCAGTTGCCGAACCGCATGTAGGCGCGCCACTTGGCGATGTAGGTGTCGAACTCTTCCGCGCTCCCGAACTCCAGGTCGACGCGGTCGAGCCAGATCAGGAACTGCTTCATGAGCACCTGGTCGATCATGAACCAGTTGCTCGAGTTCGTGAGGTAGTTCCACTCAAGCCCCTCGTAGCGGCCCTGGTGGACGTTCGCGTTATTGTTCGCGGTGTCGAGCTTGCCGGGCGAGCTGATGATCTCGTACGCCTGCTCGTAGAGGTCCGGCGGGTAGAGCAGCAGGTCCGGCGTGACCGAGATGATCTCGGCCTGGTCACCCCGGAACTGCACCATCTGCCGGCGAGCAGTCGCAACCGAGACTGCGCTCAGCGCGCCCGTGATCTTATTGTCGAAGCCGTTCGCCGTGCTCGCGTCGCTCGTGGTCGTGTGCGAGTCGGAGCACAGCGGCTGCCCCTCGCTGTTCACGTAGAAGTACTGGTCGTTCACGAACGCCAGGTTGAAGATGCGCGCCGCGAACTTCTGCCGCGTGCGGAAGGCCGACGCCTTGAGCGCGCGCGGCTTCTGGTCCATGACGTTGTACTGGTCGTCGTCGAAGAGCTTGCGCTCGACCTGGAAGCCGTTCGTGAACTCGAGCGGAATCAGGCGCGTGTCGAAGCCCTGGAACTGCGAGTTGTACGCGACGGTCCCAGTGAACTCCTCGAAGTCCGTCATGGTGCCGACGCTCGAGAACTTCATCTCGTCGCGGCCGTTGGACGGCTCCTCGCGGAACAGCTTGGGGATGTAGTCCTCGTGCTGCGGGTACTCGCTATCCCAGATCTCCTGGAAGCGCGGATCGAGCAGGTCGCCGAACGCGACTGAAACGTGCGGGACGGGCATGGAACTCTCCTCTTACTGCTCGATCCAGTGTTTCTGTATCACGAGATCGGCGTAGCTCTTCATCGCGCCTTCCGCGTTCTTGGGTTGGAAGGACAGCGCCAGACACCGGAAGTTCTCCGCGGACAACCCCGAGAGCGTCGCGTTGACTTCGGTCAGGTCTGTGGTGAGAAACGCGCCGCGCAGCTCGTACGGGCCTAGCCCGGCGGCGTAGAAGAGGTCACCTACGGGGATGCCGAACTGGAACGGCACGAGGGGCACCGCGTCGGCGTCGGTTGCCGACGAGACCTTGCGCAGCTGCCCGCCGTTCGCGCCGTTCGCCGCAAAGATGTACGCGCTCGCGTACTCCGTGCCGAATGGCGCCGTCACGAGCAGCCCGTCCGTGCTCGCCGCCGTGTTGCGGAACTCGGGCAACGCAGTGCCAGAGTCGGCGCCACCAGAGAGGCGCGCGCGCAGGATCTGGTCGCTCCGCGCGCTCACGGTCACGTAGACGGACGGGTCGGCGTTCCCGAGGCGCTGCGCCGTGTAGAAGTCGGGCCGCGCATCGAGCGAGCAGCCGACGATCGCGTCGGCGCTGTCGACGTCGCCGAGCGTGACGCCGGCCTCGTCCTCGACGGCCGCCTCGAGCGGCACGCCCGCGTCCGGGAGCGCCTCTCCGATCTGGAGCTTCGCCAGGATCGGCGCGCCGCCGTACATGTGCCCGTGAACGTGCATCGAGTGGCCTTACTGAGCGAAGAGGTGATCCGAGAAGACGAGCTCGGCGTAGGTGCCCAGCGCACCGCCCGCGGTCTTGGCGAGCTGCGCCAGCACGCGGCAGCGGAAGTTCGTGCCGCTCTGGTTGTCGGCGGTCGCGTCGATCTCTGCGCGATCGCTCGTGAGCTGGACGCCCGCATCCTCGAGCGGCCCGAAGGTCGCCGCGTAGAAAATGTCCCCGATCGCGATGTCGCTCGGGAACGCCACGATCGGCGTCGCGGTCGTGTTCACGCCGCCCTGGATCTTGCGCAGCCGCCCCGCGTTCGCCCCGGTCGCGCCCCAGGCGTAGCCGTCGTCGTAGGCCGTGCCGAAGGCCGCGGTGATGAGCAAGCCGCTCGTCGAGGCGACCGTGTTCGTGAACTCAGGCAGGGCAGTCCCCGCTGTCGCGCCGCCCGAGAGCCGCGCGCGCACGAGCTGGTCCGGCCGCACGTTGACCGTCACGTAGACCGCCGGGTCGGCGTCGCCAGTCTGCTGCGCCGTGTTCCGAGTCGGCTGCGCGTCGAGCGAGATGCCGATCGCCTCGGCGGCCGCCGTGGTGCTCGCGCGCATCGCGCCGTCCGCATCGGCGAGCGCGCTCGCGATCAGAGGCAGGCCCGCAAGAGTGAGAGCCTCGCCGATCTGCACCTTCTGCAGGATCGGGGTGCCGCCGTAGAGATGGCCGTGAATCTGCATCGAGACGCTCTCCCTTACCGGGCGTAGCCCTGCCCGACGTACTTTTCGTGGACGTAGAGCTGCAGGCCCTCGTCGCGGTGAACCCTGCAGCCGTCACAGTCGCCGCCGACGCCGCGCTCGAAACGCGCGTCGCGGTGATAGCCGTAGCGCTTATGCGCCGGTCGAAACTTGTGATCGCAGAACGAGCACAAGATCACGCACTGGTGGATCTCGGCGCAGTCAGTGACCCAGGTGCCCTCGACGGTGCCGACTGGCCGCCCCTTGCTCACGATCGACGCCAGCCGCGTTCGCTGCTGGCGGATCGTCGCGAAGAAGGCGCGAGCGCGGTCAACCATCGACTGCGTCACGCCGACGAGCGGCACCCGGTAGGTCGTCACGCAGCGCCCCGCTTCCGCTCAGCGATGCTCTTGGCGCGCGCGACGTACTTCTGCGCCTTCGGGTCGTCCCAGCCCTTGAACTGGCCGATCGAGATCATGTGGTCGACGTAGGTGCGGTGATCGGCGCCGAGCTCGGGGTCCGGCTCGCTCGAGGCGCGGCCGCGGCGCGACGGGGCACCTCGGCTAGACGAGCCCGACGGCGTCTCGGCTCCGCGCATGGCGCGCTCCTTCGTGCGGTCGCGCACCGGCTGCTGGTCGCGCGGCTTGCTCGGGTCGCGGCCGTAGAGCTCGCGCAGCGCCTGCAGCTCCGTCTGGACGGTCGCCGGGTAGCCCTCGCCCACGAGCTGCTGGTAGCGCTGCGCGACCTCGTTCCACTCGTTGGAGTGCCGCTGCGCGAGCGCCGGGACCGCCTTCTTGTACTCGGCGATCGCGGAGACGACCTGCTGCGCCGTCGCGGCCTGTCCGACCTCGGCCAGCGCGGCGGCCGTCTCGCGGCGCGCTTCCATGCGCGCGTCCTCGGCGGCGAGCTTGCGCAGGTAGGCCATGCCCTGCGCCATCGTGATCTTCTTGTCCTCGACGAGCGCCATCACCTGGTCCTCGGTGAGGCGCTGCGGGGCCGCGGGCTGCGCCGCCGGCTGTGGCTGCGCGGCGGGACGCTCGGCTACCGCCTCGGCGATCGAGGCGACGCGCGCGGCAGTCTCCTCGAGCTTCTCGGCGAGCTTGGCGTTCTGCTCGGCGATGGCGAGCTGCGCGTCTTCCGCGCTGCCCTTCTCCTCGCCCTCTACCTGCGTTGCATCAGGCACAGCGTGTCACTCCCCCTGGGTCTGCATCAGAGATACAGCCCCAGAGGGAAGATGACAAGCAAATGCCCAGCAATTTCGGCTGGTTAGCCGATTTTACTCACTTGCAGCGTTAGCCGTCTGGACTTGTGACTCGGGTAACCCGTTTTGCAGGATTGATCGAGGTAACGCCAGTAACTCTTCTCTGGCCTGGATGGCGGCTTGCAGCGTGAGCGCGCG